CTTTCTGCTTTTCCTGCTCTTCCTCTGCGCACCGTATAAACGCCTCAATGTTGGCAATTTTCTTGTTATGTGTGTTAATAGCTTTTTTGGCTTTTTCATACAGCCAATACCATTGCGCAATTTCCTTATTTTCTTTCTGTAAATCCCTTTTTGCTTTTTCTATTGCATCTTTCAGATTTCCAGAGTATGTAAAATGCCGCATATTTTTTGTTTCTCTGATTTTATAGCTTGCTTTTCCCAATTACTCGCCCCCTTTTTCTACCTCAAAACGTAATTTCATTTGTGCCGGGTACAAATCTACCTTTGGTGCGCTGCGCCCGTTCCAGCGTTTCCCGCCGCACTCTCCTACACATTTCCAGCCAGCCGCTTTAAGACTGCTGCCTGTTTCGGATACTAAAATATAAGTAATCAGTTTTTTGTATCCTAAATTTCTTGCCGCTCTCCATGCTGCCGAATACAAAAAACTGCACGCATTTCTTGTACCGTCTGTGCAAAGTCTATTTACTTCCAGCGTTAGCCCGTTATCCAAATATCTGCTTACTGGTCTACCCACAATAGCCACGCCTACTATTTTCTCTCCGTCGCTTGCCGCAATGCTGAATTTATGCCCCACTACTGGCTTATGGTGTCTATGGTATCTCTCAACAAAAGCATTAGCCTCTTTTAACGTAATTGGTACTAATTCAAGCATTTACTGCCGCCTCTCTTCCGTAGCAAAATAGTAGTTATCTACTATCAGCATTTTTTTACTGAAAAGACACATAAGCCCCAGCGGTACGGTAATAACCGCTATTGTTATGTCGCCCTCTGTCGCCCATACTGCCAGCACGGTAACTACCAGCATTGCAAGCCCATAGGCTTTCTGCTTAATGAAATACCAGCGGCGGGCTTTCTTTTCCTGCTCCCGCTGTCGCCTCTGCTCTTTTTTCTTTCGCATATCTGCCATTGCATCTGCGTAGCCTTTCTGGTATGCGTCCTCTACTATCAATGCCTCTGCTGCCATTCTCTGCCTCTCTTCCTTTCGGCGGCGCTCTCTGTCTTTCCATGTGTGCCGCTCTCCTGTTCTGGCGTTTGGTTTTACCGTGCGGGCTGCTTTTCGCATTAAAAAGCAACTGAAAACCTGTTGACTGTCCACATACTTTCTGGCTGGTATGACCGCCGCTATTTTTCCACGGTATACAGATTGCAGCTATTAGCCTGCTGCCCTCTGCCGCAGGCTCGCCATGCCTGCTACACAATGTGCCGTGTGGGATTTGAACCCACGACTTGCCGCTTATGAGGCGGCTGCTCTAACCGCTGAACTAACGGCACTCGTGGCGGCTGCTGCCGCCTACTCATTAAATAAAAAGCCTTTTTCTATTAAAAACCTTATCCAATCGCAGCCCGTTACGTCGTCCCGCTCAATGAATTTGTAAAAGCTCTCTGCGTCCTCTATTCCGTATTTCTTCAAAATGTTTCTTGCGTTCTTTGCTGCTGGCGTAGTAAAAACATTCTCTGCGTAAAATGTAGCCTCTATAGTCCCGTAGCTGTTCTTTCCTGCTGGTGTTCTCATTTCCACTACGACTACATTCTTTTTGCTTTTTCTTCCTACGCCCTTTCTTATTACTACTGCCTCACTGAATAACCAGCCATTCCAGCCTCTACGCACAGGTGCAAACTGTGTGCGTGGCACTTCTACTAAGTCGCCTGCCTGCAATTTATTAAAATCTACTTTTTTCATGTGTCTTACCTCTCTTTTGTTATTCTTGTTTATAACGCCTGCTGCCCTGCTGCCGCCGTGTAGGTTTTCAGTGTGGCGTTGCAGCGTTTGAACTCCCTATAAATTGTGTCCCTATGCGTTCCCAGTGCCTCTGCAATATCACTTACACTGCTGCCCTGCTTACTCATAGCCTCTATGGTCTGCCTGTCCTCGTAATGTAGACGCTTGTACTTTCGTTTCGCCATGTTCTATGCTCCTTTCCGTCCTCATTTGCTTTTATGGTAAAAAAATAAGCGTGTCAGAGTTTTTACGCTCTGCACGCTCTTCTTTTCTGCTGTTTCCTATAAAAAAAGAAAATCGGCAGAGGCTTTATAACCTCTTGTCGATTTTCATTCTAAAACTTATCACTAAAAATGTCAACATTAAATTCGACATTTTTTCATGTTTTTATCGTTTTGCCGTTTTGCACAATACGTAGCCTGTTTTATTGTATATTTTCACTTTTAGGCAGCGCAATAGTAAGGCTGCCACTGCTGCCAACCTCTCACACTCCCTATTTCCGTTCTTATGCAAGCTGCTTTACCTCTTCCTCGAATAGTTCCCCTGCTGAATGATAGCCATGTATTTTGCGTGGGTATCCGTTTATCCAGTTCTCTATACTCTCTACCTCTTCCTCTGTCCTGTCGTCAAAATTTGTGCCTTTCGGTATCTTCCGGCGTATCATCTTATTTGTTACCTCATTTGTGCCACGCTCCCAACTGCTGTACGGGTGGCAGTAATATACCTTTGTCCGCTTTTCTCCCTCGTTGATAATAGAACGCTGTAAGCCCTCTGTATCTGCAAACTCGCTACCGTTGTCTACTGTGATTGTCTTAAATACCCGCTTAAACATATCAGCGCCCCATTTTCTTTCTAATCTATCCAGTGCCGCTACTACTGCCTCGTCTGTATGGTCTGGCAGTTTAAATATAATCTCGTTTCTGGTTTTCCGCTCTGTCAGTACCAGCAACGTATTTTTTGACTTTCCCCGCTTACCTAAAACGCTGTCCATTTCCCAGTTACCGAACTCTTCCCGTGTATCTATTTCTTTCGGGCGTTTGTCTATACTCTCTCCTGCTGCCGCCCTTTTCTGTTGCCTCTGTACTTTCTTATAATTTCTCTTCTTATTCTTCTTTACTGGCAAATTCTTATTAGACAGCTTAAGGAAAATACCCTTATCAATGTAGCTGTATAAGGTCGTTACGCATACTGTTACGGAAAAGTCCCCCTCTTTCCCCTGTGCTTTCAATTCTCCCAGTACCGCAGCTGGGCTGTAATCTTCATTTACTATTTTATCCTCTATATAATTTGCGTATGCAATATCGTTTCCTATTTTAAGCTGTGTACCCCTTGCCTTTAAATTTTCCTCTGCTTTCATTTGTGCCTTGTTTGGGCTATAACTTAATGTTTCTGTATAGTCGCTATTTCTGTGCATATATTCCCCTCGCTTAAGCTCATTGTATATAGTGCTGCGGTGTACGCCCAGCTGTTCTGCTATCTCTATCACGCTATGCCCTGCTTTTTTCAATGCCTCAATACTTATACGGTCTGTCCATGTCAGCTGTCGGCTGCCTTTCTTATTCGCCATTTCTGCTACCTCTCTTTCGTTCCTGTTCTTTCCCCATATACGACGAAAAGCCGCAAACTCTTTTACAAGTCTGCGGCTTATGCCTTTACCTATTTACAACACTTTTTACAAGCGGTGTATTTCTTCTTTGCTTGGCTTAGCGGTATGCTCTTTGGGTTTTTCATTCCCGAACAGTTAGGCTTACTATGGTATTTTTTGTTGCTACGGTCTACATATACTGTAGTTTCTCCCGTATGCTGGCTTACGCTGGGCGTTGCGTCCTCGATTACGTCAAGCTCTATATTGCGCCCGAACGTCTGTACCCCCCCCCCAGAAATTTCCAGTATTTCTGCGGTGTAGCGGGCTTTCGGGTGCTTTCTCGCTAAGTCCCCCGCCAGCTCTGCCGATAGATTGCCTATTACCTTATCGCCCCACTTTACGTATGCGGCAGGCTCTCCGTTGTATGTGTACTTTTCTACTGTAATATCTTCACTGCCGGACATTCTGCTTAAAATATCCTGCCTGTTTTCTCCGTCCTCATTATTGAACGTCACGCCTACTACTTTCGTTCTGATTGTATCTAAAACCCTGCTACCAGATGCGGCGGCAGGCGCTGGCGTTCTGTTTCCGTTCTCTTTTCCTGCGCTTTTCTTTTTCAGTCCAAAATAGGCGCATACTGCCGCAACCACAATGCAGCCCGCCCCACCTGTTATATTTCCAGACGGCAGCGCCGTTAAACCGCTTACTGCAAATAATGCAGCCGCTGCCACTAAAATTACCTTTTTCTTTGTCATAGTAAGCCCTCGCTTTCGTATCTACTTCAATTCTAAAATTTCATCAGCAGAGGCGTTAAGCTCTCTGCATATTTTCGCAAACATTTCTATTGTCGGTGCGTGCGCCCCATTCTCCCACCTGCTTATATCTTTCTGGTGGACTTGCAGGCGTTCCGCAAGTTCTGACTGTGAAACGCCCGCCACTTTTCGTGCTTTCCTTATGTTCTCGCCTAAGTTCATGCCTTACCTCTCTTTTCCTTTGCTCTCAAAACGAAAGCAATAATCAGCTTTACCAGTCCTACTACTACTAAAAATACTCCTAATTTCAAAAGCATACTCTTTACTCGGCTGTGGGTTTGTGTTATATTTTTTATAGGCGGCGGGCTTATCGCCCGCCTGTCGGTTATGGCTTTCGCCCTAACCTATGTACTTACCGATTATGATAAGTATTATGCCTATGATTAAGTCTATCAATGCGTTGATTGTCAGGTCTCGCCATTCGATAGGCTTTTTCTTTTGTTTCTTTTTCTTACCCATTGTGCCGTTTCTCCTTTCCAGTGGCTTTGCCTCTTATTTGTTCTTATCTCCTTTCCATGATTTTATTATATACCAACTTTGGTATATTGTCAACGCTTTTATGCAGAAAATCCTATAAAATTGCAAAAAAATAGAGGGCAGACAGCGAACCGCCCACCCTCGAAAACTTAAGCTAATCTTGTGGCATAATCTAAGCTGATCCAGCCTGCGCCACTCTTCAAGCGTCCCCAGCCAACGCTTGCACCCTGTCCGGCTTTCACTTCCACAATGGTAAATACTCCCTTTCCTGTGGTTTCTCCCGTCTTTGCATAGTTCGTGCCTGCTCCTGTTCTGATATTAAGGTCTAAAATATCTACCTGTACGCTAAACGGAACGCCTGCGCTTGCCTGCTGCCCTGCTGCGGTATATACCGCCTTGCCGTTATCATCATATACAGTATAGCCCGCCTTGCAAGCGCTCTTTGCATTTTCCAGCGACGTAAACGCCCCCAGCTGGCTTGCTGCGTCCGTCCAGCTCTTGCGCACTCTGTAATACTTTGTACCGTTTCCTGCTGCATACTTTTTATAGTATCCCTCGCCGTACTCTGCACGCTTTTTCTTTACTGTTTCGCTCTGGTCTGCTGGCTTTTCATATCCAGTAAGCACGGCATCAGATGCAGCACGCACGCTGCCCGCCTTTTTCAGTGCGTCCATTACTGCTGTGTATCCCTGCAATTCTTCCCATAAAAAGCCCAGCTGCATATTAAGGTCTGCAATGGATACGCCCGCCTGTTTTGCATGATTAAGCAACGCCTGTTTTCTGCTCCAATACGTCCACTGCGCCAGCCCATAGCCTGCACTGTCCTTTACAAAATTGCCATAGCTGCCATTATCCACCGCTGCTGTATATTCTGCGTCCGTCTTACCCAGCTTATTGTTATAGGTGTTCTGTAAGTTGTTCGGCATAAGCCCGCTTTCAGCATACAGATTACCCATAATACCAGCCACAGCATAAGCATTTAAGCCCTTTCCTGTAAGAAAATTCCAGATTGTTTTTTCATTGCCGCCCTGCGGTGTTTCTGCCTGTCCGCTGATTTTACGCTTAAACTCGTCCCATGTGTGGGCGCTGGTGTTATATACATACGGGTTAGGGCAAATCTTGCCCGTTACGTCGTAATGTCTGATTACATGAGATGCAGGCACGCCGTATTTATTCATAAGGTAACGGGTAAGCTCTGCCGCTGCCTCTACTGTTGCGTCCTCAAAATACCAGTCTTTATCTGTTGCGCCCATGCTCTTTGTGTTTTTCTTCCTTACGCACATTTCAATACCGATACTATTAGCGTTTCGGCACTCTGCGTGCTTATAGCTCGACGCTCCGCAATGCCACGCTATATTAGCGTCCTCTACGCACTGCCATACCTCGCCGTTAAATCCTACAAAGTAATGCGCCGACGCATTTCTATTGCCGCCACCATAATATCGGCAGTTGTCCTCTGCGCCGCCCAGTGCGCCTACATAATGGATAACAATATACTTAATTCTGGAAACGCTGCCCTTATTGAAATTGTACTTACTTATCTTTCTGTTAATGTTCATATTTCCTGCCTTTCCGCATACAAAATAAGCGCCTGCTGTGTCCCGCAAGCGCTCTTTGCCGCTATGTCCTTATTATTCTTATCTCTCCTGTGTTCTGTGTTCCTCTACGTTGCCTGTGGTGCTGTCCCCGTCCAGTTCGTCTGTGTCCGGCAACTCGTCCGTATACTTTGCCAGAAACTCCCGCACCTTTTCCCATACCTTTTTTACGGGCAGCCCGCATAATGCCATATTCTTAAAAATACTTACTACCTCATAGGCA